GACCCAGTACAGGCCACCGAACAAGGTGGCCTCAATCATTCTGGGTCCCAGAAATCAGTCCGGCGAGTCATCAAGAGTCGCTGGTTGTCCTCGTGAGCGCTGCCTGCGCTCGCTCAATTTAACCCTTTGGAGATTTTCCTATGAGTTTGCAAGTCCGTATCGAATCCCTGGTACTGCGCTTGGCCGCAGAGTTCAAGACCATTTATGGTCAAGTCGGCACCCTGGCCAATCTGTCCACCACGGACAAGACCAATCTGGTGTCCAGCATCAATGAGCTGCGTAGCCAAATACTGGTACTTGCTGGCATCACCGTTATTGATGATGCCAACTCGGCGGCTACGTCGACCACCTTCTCTGCCTCCAAGATCACTGGATTGCTCGATGCGCTCAAGGCCGATCTTCTGGGTGGTGCCGACGCCGCCTTTGACACCCTCAAGGAACTGCAGACAGCCATTCTGAGTGACGAGAGCGGTATTGCTGCGCTGCTGACAGCGGTCGACAAGCGTGTGCGCTTTGATGCGGTGCAGTCACTCACTGCACCGGAGCAGACGCAGGCCCGTCAGAACATCGGCGCGATTGCTGCGGCAGTCATAGGCGACCCGGAGACTGACTTCGTGTTGGTCTTTGAAGCCGCTTTGGCTGCCTGATCGGACTGATGCGGTATGAGCCTGTCCCAAAGAATCGCTGATCTGGCTGCAGCCATAGGTGCTCAGATCAAAGTGCGCATCAAGGCTGACCATCCCGGTCTTGCGCGTGCCTGGGTGTCCTTCGGCTATGCCAGCAACAGAATCACGATCCGCTCCTCTTTCAACGTCCGCAGCGTCACCCGGGAAGCGACGGGCAAGTACCGGGTGACGTTCGCGAGCGCGATGAGTGATGCTGACTACTGCTGGAGCGCCTTTGCGCGCAACACCGGGAGCCAGTCGACTCTGAAATTTGCCAGCGCCCGCGTCAACGCCGAAGCCAAGACTGCTGACTATGTCGAAGTCATTTGCTCCTCGCAGTCCGGCTCGCTCACCGACACAACCGAGATGAACCTGATGGTGTATCGCTGATGGCCTACACAGAAGCCCAGGTACAGGCGTTAGAGACCGCGCTGGCTAAAGGGGAGAGACGCGTCAGCTTTGGCGACAAGACGGTGGAGTACCGCTCCATCGATGAACTGCGCGCCGCCATTCGCGAAGTCAAACGCGGCCTCTTTGAGCAGGCGGTTGCGACCAATCTGTGGCCCGGCGCCCCGCGGCAGATCCGGGTCACGACGGGAAAGGGTACCTGATGGGCTGGATCCAAACAATACGGAGCAACCTGTCGGTCGGGCGCATTGGCATGTCGCTCTTTGGCGGTCGCCATTCCGGTCTTGGCCGCGCTAGCCCCAGCAACCCGACCTACGACGGTATTGGCGGCGGGCGTCGAGCCCTGGCCTGGCAGGTTGGCAACCCCGGTGCTGTGGCGGCTTTGGCCTATACGCAAATGGAGTTGCGCGCCAAGAGTCGGGACCTGGTTCGGCGCAACGCCTGGGCTGCTGCCGGGGTCGAAGCCTTTGTGGCCAATGCGATCGGCACCGGCATCAAGCCGCAGTCGATGCTGGTGGACAACGCGGTGCGTGAATCCATTCATGCCTTGTGGCGGGACTGGTGCGAGGATGCCGACGGGGCAGGACTGACTGACTTTTACGGCCTGCAGTCCCTGGCCTGTCGCGCCATGCTCGAAGGCGGTGAGGCCTTGATCCGGATTCGTTACCGCCGCCCCGAGGATGGTCTGGCTGTGGCCATGCAGCTGCAGGTGCTGGAGCCTGAACACCTTCCGACCGCCATGAACACCGAGTTGGCGCCAGGACCCAATAGCTCGGGTCCCGGCAACACGGTGCGCGCCGGCATTGAGTTTGACCGCCTTGGTCGGCGTGTGGCCTATCACCTGTACCGCTCGCACCCGGGTGACGGCATGCTGGCGCCGATGTCGGGCGCCGGCGGCATGGACACGGTCCGGGTTCCGGCGGCAGAAGTCATTCACCTGTTTCGGCCCCTGCGTCCGGGACAGATCCGCGGTGAGCCCTGGCTGGCTCGCGCCCTGGTCAAGCTCAATGAACTTGACCAGTATGACGATGCAGAACTCGTGCGCAAGAAGACGGCGGCGATGTTTGCCGGCTTCATCACGCGCATGGCGCCAGAAGATAACCTGATGGGTGAGGGACCGGCGGATGGCAATGGGGTGTCACTGGCTGGTCTGGAGCCAGGGACCTTGCAGTTTCTGGAGCCCGGTGAGGATGTGAAGTTCAGCCAGCCAGCGGACGTGGGTGCCAGCTATTCCGAATTCCTGCGCATGCAGTTCCGGGCGGTGGCAGCAGCCATGGGCATCACCTACGAGATGCTCACCGGAGATCTCACCCAGGTCAATTACTCATCGATCCGCGCTGGCTTGCTGGAATTCAGGCGCAGGTGTGAAGCCATTCAGCATGGTGTCATCGTGCACCAGTTGTGTCGACCGATCTGGAAGGCCTGGATAGAACAGGCGGTGATCGAGGGCGCAATTACTTTGCCTGGCTTTGCAACACGGCGGCGTGAGTATTTGACAGCCAAGTGGATCCCGCAGGGCTGGCAATGGGTCGACCCGAAGAAGGAGTTCGACGCCATGCTCACTGCCATTCGGGCTGGGCTGATGTCCAGGTCGGAGGCGATCTCGGGCTTTGGATACGACGCAGAAGATATTGATCGAGAAATCGCGGCTGACAACCAACGCGCAGATGAACTCGGGTTGGTTTTTGATTCGGATCCGCGCTACGACCAGCCCTCTGCCACTCGGCGTTTACCGGGACAGATCGCGACCGCAGTAGACGCCGCCGTCAACCCCGACAGCACTTCAATCTAGGAGTCACCTTGTTGCCACATCTTGCGTGCCGCGTGTTCGGCACACCGCTTCTGATCGCCCGCGCCAAGCTCGACGTGATTCTGTCGGTGCTGATGCCGCGCATGTCTTCGAGTCCAGATCTGCAGGGAATAGCTCGCGATTGGCCAGTCGATATCGCCAGCACGGTGCAGCCGGGTGGGATTGCCATAGCGGCTTCCACCATTGATCTGACAGCGATGGATTCCATGCGAACCGGAATTGCCGTGATTCCAATTTACGGCAGTCTGGTCAAACGCACTGCGGGTCTGCAGGTTGAATCGGGACTCACCAGTTACGCATCAATCGCCGATCAGATCGACAGCGCGGTGGCAGATCCTGCTGTGTCTGGCATCGTGCTTGATATCGACTCCCCCGGTGGTGAGGCGGCAGGTGTCTTTGAACTCGCCCGCCGCATCCGCGCCGCGGGTCAAACCAAGCCAATCTGGGCTGTCGCCAACGACGCTGCGTTCTCCGCCGCTTATGCAATTGCAGCCAGCGCCGAGCGTCTCTTTATTACCGAGACGGCAGGTGTTGGCTCCATCGGCGTGATTGCTCTGCATGTTGACCAGTCGGCCAGGGATGCAAATGATGGACTGCGCTACACCGCCATCACGGCGGGCGAACACAAGAACGACTTCTCGCCACATGAGCCATTGTCGGTTCAGGCGCATGCCAGTCTGCAGGCGGAAGTTGATCGGCTCTACGCCATCTTTACCGAGCAGGTCGCGCAAATGCGAGGCATCAAGACGCAGGCAGTCCGCGCTACGCAGGCGGCATTGTTCTTTGGCGAGGACGCCGTCAAGGCCGGTCTGGCAGACGGTGTGCTGAGTCTGGAAGCCGCCATCTCTGACATGAAAAACCAACTGCGCACAAGTCGCCTGCGCAGTCCATCGCTGTCCGTCCTGTCCGGACCCGCACTGGCGCGCGCAAGCCCTCAAAGCGCTTGTGATGCCCCACCGAACCAACCTTTATCAACCACGGAGACTTCAATGCCTCAAGACAATCCCAACCCCATCATCCATCCATCCGCTGAAGCGAGCACGGCGAGCGTCGCCGTGGCACCAGTGCCGGCCAGTTCAGTGGCGACGGTGCAAGTCGTACCTGCCCCCGCTGCGGATCCCGCGGCGCTGGCGCAACTCATCAGCGAAGCACGCAAGGAAGCGACCAACGCAGCAGTGCAGTCCTTGCAGCAAAGCGTGCAGGCCATCGCCGAGATGTGCCTGATCGCAGGTTGCCCCGAGCGAGCTGCGCAATTCATCGCTGCCGGCAAGACCGAGATGGAGGTGCGTCGCAGCCTGATCGAAGCACGAGCCTCGGCCAGTGACGCGCTTGGAATCCAGTCCACCTTGCCCGCTGCAAGCGGCACCGGTACCGGAAGCCCTTCGCCCGCAGCCTCGCCCCAGTCCTCCCCGATCGTGGCGGCCGTCAAGAAACTCAACTCCAAGGAGTAATTCATGCCTTTTATCAATTCACTACCCACCCTGGGCGATCTGCTCAAGTTTGAAGCTCCCCAGTTCTATTCGCGCAGCGCCATCACCCTTGCCGCTGGTCAGAACCTGGCCATGGGCACAGTCCTGGGTCGCAAAACAGCAGACGACAAACACCAGGCGTTTGACCCGGTCGCGACCGACGGTACGGACACCCCTGTTGGTATCCTGCTCGGCGATATCGATGCAACCCTGATCGACCGGGAAGACGCGCTGCTCTTGGCACGCCACGCCATGGTCGCAGAAAAGCTGGTCCTCTGGCCCGCAGGCATCGATGCCGACATCAAGAAGGCGGCGGTCCGCCACCTCGAGGACATCGGCATCCTGATTCGCACCAGCGCCTGATCCAGCCTCTTCCGTCTTCCTTCCCCCTTCCCCCTTCCCTGAAACCCACCTCGGTGTTGATTCACCCGGTGGGTTTCGTCCTTCTGGAGATCTTTTATGCAAAACCCATTCAACAATCCCGGCTTCTCGATGGCAGCTTTGACTCTGGCCATCAATCTGCTGCCCAACCGTTACGGGCGTCTGGAGCAGATGAACCTGTTTCCCTTCAAACCGGTTCGCTCCCGCCAGATTCTGGTCGAAGAGCGCAATGGCACGCTCAACTTGCTGCCCACGCTTCCAGTGGGCAGCCCCAGTTCTGTTGGCTTTAGGGACAAGCGCAAGCTCCGTTCCTTTGTCGTGCCGCACATTCCGCATGACGATGTGGTGCTGCCCGAAGAAGTGCAGGGCATCCGGGCCTTTGGTTCCGAGACCGAGATGGAAACCGTGGCCACAGTGCTTGCCAGCCATCTGGAGCGCATGCGTAACAAGCATTCGCTGACACTCGAACACCTGCGCATGGGCGCACTGAAGGGTGCAATCCTGGACTCCGACGGCTCGGTGCTCTACAACCTCTATAACGAGTTCGAGATCACACCCAAGACGGTCAGCTTCGGCCTGAATGTCGATGGCACGGATGTCAGAAAGAACTGCTTCGAGGTTCTGCGTCATGTGGACGACAACCTGCGCGGCGAATTCATGACCGGCATCCACTGCCTGTGCTCGCCCGAGTTCTTCGAGAAGCTGGTCGGCCACGCCAAGGTCAACAAGGCTTACGAGAACTACGCCCAAGGCGCCATGCTGCGCGACGATGTGCGCCAGGCCTTCTCGTTTGGCGGTCTGACCTTCGAGGAGTACCGCGGTCAGGCCAGTGACATCGACGGCAATGTGCGCCGTTTCATCGCTGCCGGTGAAGCCCATGCCTTCCCGCTGGGCACGGTGGACACCTTTGGCACCTACATCGCTCCGGCCGACTTCAACGAGACGGTCAATACCCTGGGTCAGGCGCTCTACGCCAAGCAGGAGCCGCGCAAGTTCGAGCGCGGTACCGACTTGCACACGCAGAGCAATCCGCTTCCGATGTGCCACCGCCCGGGCGTGCTGGTCAAGCTCACGATGGCCTGATGGTCAGCGTTGAGTTCATGTACGCAGCGGCTGACAACGCCGGGCTGCTCAAGCCCGCCTTGTTTGGTGCGCAGGAAATCATGGTTGATTTGCGCGCACCCGACGAGGATGTGCTCTCAGGCATGGGTGTGAGCCGGGACTACTCCATCCGCTATCCAGTGACCTGGCTGCCGGATCTCGTTGCCGGCAGCACGATCACCATCTCGGGCCAGACTTACCGCGTGCGGGAAGTTACTGCGATTGGGGACGGCTCGGAGTGTCGGGCGACGCTCACCCGACTGTAGGAGGCTGTGATGGCGCAATCCATTCGCGAGCAGATTCTGCAAGCAGTCGTTGGCCTTCTTGCACCGGTCGCATCTCTGCAGGGCGCGCAGATTCTGCGGTCTCCCACCACCGGCATCAGCCGTGAGGAGTCGCCGGCGCTGTTGATCTTCCCCGAGTCAGATGCAGTCACGCCGCGGATCAATGACCGCGTCGAGCGCCAGTTGGTGCTTCGTGTGGTGGCTGTTGCACGTGAAACAGCCGGGACTGCACCGGAAGCCATTGCTGACGCCTTGCTGGTCGCAACCCACGCCGCGCTCTTTGCCAGCGCCAACCTTGGTGGCCTGTGTCTGGGCCTTCGGGAACTGGAATGCGAGTGGGACGTGGAGGACGCTGACGCCGCTGCCGCCGCCATTCCGGCGCGCTACCAGATCACTTACCGAACCCTGGCCAGTGACATCTCAATGATTGGATGAAAGCCATGACAGCACTTGTTTTATTGAAACCTCACACACACGCCGGCAAGACCTGCGAGCCTGGTGAGCGCATTGACGTTGACGAGATCACAGCCGAGTGGCTGCTTGTAAACGGCATCGCGACGGCATCACCCAAACCTCTCAAGCCCGAGTCCGACCCCAAACCCTTCCAACCCAAGGAACCCAAGCAATGAGCACCTATGCATCCTTCCAGGGCCGAGTCTTCCTCGGCAAACGCGACACTTCTGGTAACCCGATCGAGGTTCGCTCACCCGGCAACGTAGCCGAGCTCAAACTCTCGCTCAAGACCGATGTGCTGGAGCACTATGAGAGCCAGACCGGGCAGCGCACGCTGGACCACCGCATGGTCAAGCAAAAGTCTGCCACCGTGAAACTCACGATCGAGGAATTCACCAAAGAAAACCTCGCCCTGGCTCTGTACGGCAACCACGTTGTGGGCACGACCGGCACAGTGACGGCCGAGCCGATTGGCGGCACGACGCCGGTTGTCGGTGACCGCTATTTCTTTGCCCATCCCAAAGTCTCGACCTTGGTCATTACCGATTCAGCCGGGACGCCGGCGACCCTGGAGCTGGGCGTCAACTACACGGCCGATACCGACTTCGGCGCCCTGCAGTTCCTGGACGTCACGGGCTTCACGGCGCCATTCAAGGCGAGTTATGCCTACGGTGTGGCGACAGAGATCGGGATCTTTACGCAGCCGCTGCCGGAACGCTACTTGCGGCTTGAAGGTTTGAACACTGCGCAGGGCAATGCCAAGGTTCTGGTCGAACTCTACCGCGTGGCCTTTGATCCCCTGAAGGAAATCTCCTTCATCTCGGATGATTACAACAAGTTCGAGATGGAGGGCTCGCTTCTGGCAGATTCCAGTAAACCATTCGATGCGGCGCTCGGACAGTTCGGAAAAATTGTCCTGGTGGCTTGACGACATAAACCCCAACCCGCATCAATCAGCACATCATCATGAACGATTTAGAAAAACTCATCCCGCAGCCCGTCGAGTTGACGGTAGGCGGCGAGACATTGGCGATCAAGCCTCTCAAAGTGGGCCAGATGCCGGCCTTTCTGCGGGCGATTTCTCCGGTGATGCAGCATCTCACGCGCGCAGAGATCGACTGGCTCACGCTGTTTGGCGAACAAGGCGACGATTTGCTCGCAGCGATTGCCATTGCGGTGGCCAAACCGCGCCCCTGGGTCGAGGATCTGGCAGCCGACGAGGCCATTGTGCTGGCTGCCAAGGTGATTGAGGTGAATGCCGATTTTTTTACCCGGACGGTGCTACCCAAACTCGACGGTCTGTTCACGCGGGCCAAGGGCCTCGCGCCAGGGACAGCACCGGAGTCTGGTTTGACGCCATCCAGCGCCTGATAGCGCATGGCCACCGGCTGAGCGACATCCTGGACTACACCCTGGCTCAGTTGCGCGGATTTATGGAAGCCACAAACCGGCAAGACGCCACCAACGACGCGCGTCTGTTGTCCCTAATCGCCATCGGCACAAGGGGAGACGCCAAAAACCTCGACCAAACCCTGGACCGCCTAACAGATAGATCGCAAGGCCAATGAAGATATCCATCCGTATCGAAAGCGCCGCCGCCCAAGCCAACCTGCGCCGCTGGGGTGGCGAGTTCCAGGACAAGGTCAGACGAGCAGTGGCGCGCGCCATGCAAACCGAGGCTGCTCAGATCAAGCAGGAAGTGCGCTCCCAGGTTGCCAGTCAGATGGCGGTGCTAAAGAATTCCTTCCTCAAGGGCTTCAACGCCAAGGTGCTGGACCAGGATCCGAACCGCTTGCCAGCGCTTTATGTCGGCTCTCGCATTCCGTGGTCCGGCATTCATGAGAAGGGTGGTTCCATCTCGGCAAAGATGCTGATTCCGCTGCACGGCCGTGTTGGGCGCAAGCGTTTCAAAGCACAGATCGCGGAACTCATGCGTGGCGGCAACGCCTACTTCATCAAAAATGCGAAGGGCAACATCGTGCTGATGGCCGAGAACATCAAGGAGCACGACCGACCCTTGGCTGGATTCAAGCGCCGCTATCGCAAAGCCGAGGGTGTGAAACGCATCAAACGTGGTGCCGACATTCCGATTGCTGTGCTGGTGCCGCGGGTGCAGTTAAAGAAGCGGCTTGACATCGAGCGACTGGTTGCAGGACGCGTGCCGCGCCTGGCCGCAGCAATAGAAAAACAGATTCAAACGCTGGGTTGATTCATGGTGACCACCGCTAGGCCCAAGCGTCAGGATCAGTGAGCAAATTTACGAAAGCTCGTCCTCGTCTGATTGCAACAAACTCTCGTAGTCTTGTCCGCCGTAGAACACCCCGATGATGGAGACCCGATCGGCGACCACGTCGAATGCAATTACGGCGCGCTTTTTGTAATTGGTGACGCGCAGTCCAGGGCGCACATCATCGCGACGCGTACCCCGGTGCGGGAAGCTGTGCAAGCCCTCGCAATAGGTGACGATGGCGCTGGTGTAGCGGTAGGCGATCTCGGGTGAGGCGGCGTCCGCGATGTATTCATAGAGCGACTCAAGTTGCTCCAGCGCCTCGGGCGAGAACACGACGGAGTACTGCATCACGCTTTTGCGGTGGCCTTCTTGTGCCGTGCCGCAAGGCGCGAGCGCACTTGATCAATGGAGACGGCTCGCGCCGGATTGGCCTTCAGTGCGTCATAGGCCGGCCCCACTTCGTGATGCAACCAATTCTCAACAGCGCGGTCGCGTGCCATCAAGGCGCGCAGTCCGTCGCGGATCACTTCGCTCTCGGTTGCGTACTCACCGCCAGCCACCTTGGTCTTGACAACATTGGCCATCTCATTGGGCAGGGTGATGCTGAATTGCTGGGTTGTGCGCATGCTGGGCTCCGATTTGACAGGATTAAATCCTACTACAACTGCGATCTTTGCGCCACCTTTCATTTGTCATTCCTCGCTTTGTCTTAGTGATTGACCAGCGAGTTCAAACACTGCATCGAACGAATCCTTGACCCATGGCCAACAACCGCATCGCCGTTCTCGTCGCCCTCGAAGGCTCCGATGACGGGCTCAAGCGCGCTCTGAAATCGGCCCAGCAGAGCCTGGGTGAGTTGGCCACCAACGCCAAGACGGCTGGCGAGAAGGCCGCAGCCGGCATGGCCGAGGTCAAAGCGGGGATGTCTGCCTTCGGTGACCAGGTATCAAGCGCCAAGTCTCAACTGCTGGCTTTCCTGTCGATCAACTGGGCGGCCGGCAAGCTCCAAGAGGTCGTCCAAATAGCAGACGCCTGGAACATGATGGCGGCGCGCCTGAAACTCGCCACCATCGGCCAGCAGGAATACGCAGTAGCTCAGAAGGCTTTATTCGAGATCGCCCAGCGCATTGGTGTGCCGATCCAGGAAACCGCCACCCTGTACGGCAAACTGCAGCAGGCCGTGCGCATGCTCGGCGGTGAGCAAAAGGATGCGCTGACCATCACCGAGAGCATCTCGCAAGCCCTGCGCCTCTCGGGTGCGTCGGCAACCGAAGCACAGTCATCGCTCTTACAGTTCGGTCAGGCTTTGGCCTCTGGCGTGCTGCGCGGCGAAGAATTCAACTCCGTTGTAGAAAACAGTCCCCGCCTGGCCGCCGCACTGGCCGATGGCCTGAACGTCCCCATCGGTCGCCTGCGCAAACTCGCAGAAGAAGGCAGGCTCACTGCCGACGTAGTCGTCAACGCACTGCTCTCGCAAAAGGACAAGTTAGCCTCTGAATACACCCAGCTTCCCCAAACCGTAAGCCAGGCCTTCCAGCGATTGCAAAACGCCTTCGGTCAATGGGTCAGCCAGGTCGACACCGCAAGCGGCACCACAAAGAAGCTGGCAGAGGCCCTGACCTGGTTGTCGACCAATCTTGAGGCGGTGATGCGCTGGCTCAAGACTATCGCCGAAGTCGGCTTGTCAGTGCTGATCTATCGTTTGATCCCGGCACTGATCACCGCCTGGCAGACTGCAGGCGCGGCAGCCGTCACCGCAGCCAGCGCCACATCGGCTGCCTGGGCGACTGCCAATCTGTCAGTGACCGCAGCCGTTACCAGTGTCGGCTTGCTCAAGACTGCCTTTGGCGTGCTCGGTGCCTTCCTCGTCGGTTGGGAAATCGGGACCTGGCTCTCCGACAAATTCGAGTTCGTCAAGAAGGCCGGCATCCTGATGGTCGAAGTCCTGGTCAAGGGCGTCGAGCAATTGCAGTTCCGCTGGGAAGCCTTTGCGGCCGTCTTTACCAACGACACGATAGACGCAGCGACCAAGCGCCATCAAGCGCGCCTGGCCGAGATGAACCAGATCTTTGGCCAGATGTATGCGGACGCCACCAAAGGATCTGAAGCTGCCAAGGGCGCCATGACCACAGTGGCCAACACCGCAGCAGAAATCGCCAAACGGCTGGAGGCAGTGCGTCAAGGCACGCAAGAAGCCGTCGGCCGTGGTGTTGAAGCCGTGCACTCCGCAGTCGAAAAGCTCAAATCGCGTCTGGGTGATGTGGAACAGGCGGTTGCCAAGGCCAATGCGGTGGTGACAGACGCCACTTCCAAGATGGCCGAGGCCTACAAAGGCCTGACAGCCATTGTTGAGGCCAATCTGCAGAAGCAGGTCGATGCCGTCAAGGCACGCTACCAGCAGGAGCAGGCAGCGCTGGACCTGTCCAAACAGTCCGAGGCCGACAAGCTCGCCAAATCGACCCAGCTGCTCATCGAGGCCTTGGCGCAGCAGGGCACACTGCGCCGTCAGACGCTGACCGAGACCTTGAAGCTCCTCGACGACGAGTCCAAGGCCAGGATTGCTGAGGCGGCGCGCCAGGGTGTGACGGAAGCCGAGCGCAGCGCCAACGTCAAACGTGTAGAAAACGAGATCCTGGCCACCAAGCGCCAGTCCATGCTGCAAGCGGCCACAGAATACCGCGCCCACATCGACACCTTGAATGCCGAGGCCAATCGCCATCTGGCTGAGATCCAGCGCATCGAGGAAGTCAAACGCCAACTCACTCTCAGCACCGAAGACAAGATCCGAGAAATCCGCCGCCAGGGCATGACGGAGTTTGAGGCGACCGAGGATCGCAAGCGCCAGGTTGTTGACTTGCAAACCAAGGCGCGCGAGTTGTTGGCCCAGGGCGAGTTCGAACAGGCCCGACTGCTTGCGCAAAAGGCGATGGACCTAGCCGCTCAAGTGGCCACAAGCCAAACGACCGATGCCAAGCGTGCCGAAGATGCCAAAAAGCAGTCCGAGCAAGGCTATTCTCAAGTGCTCCAGCTCGAAGCGCAGTCGCGTGATGCCTACCGCAAACAGGAATACACAGCAGCCGAGGCACTGATGCGTCAGGCCGATGCCCTGCGCACAGAACTCAGCCAAAAAACAAAGGAGTCAGACGCCGCCATCACCCAGGGGAAGCTTGGCATCAACAGCGCCATCCAGGACATCCGCACATCAGAAGAAATTCTCAATGCCGCTCTGGACGCCCAGGCCCAGGCGCATCTGAGGGCAGCCCAAGCAGCGCTCACGGCGCGCGAGCAGATCAAGCAGACCTTGCTGGACACCGAAACCCAGATCGATCAGCTGACACAAAAGCTCAAAGATGGTTTCAAGCTAACCCTGGATGCCGACACCAGTCGCTTTGACAAAGCCATCGCCGACCTCGATAAATCCCTTGCAGAAAAAGAGCGTCTGCTCCCCATCAAGGCCGACCTCGAACAAGCGCAAAAGAAGCTGCAGGAATACGAGCAGCTGCTCAAAGAGGGGAAAGTGCTCCCCGTCGATGCAGACGTGACCCAAGCCAAAGCCGCTCTGGACAAACTCACCACCTACGCCAAAGAAAACTCCCTGCTGGAGCTTCGCGTCACAACAGAAAAGGCCCAGGCCGCCATCACCAATGTCGAGGGCATGATCAACGCGCTGAGCCGCATCCGCACCGAGTCCCAGCACAGCGTGAGCACCAATGTGAGCGATGCCAGGAGTCAGATCCAGAGTCTCAACGGCATGAACACCTCAAGCACGCACACGATTTACGTCCAGCGCGTCGAAGTGAACGCCAGTGGTGGTCTCGTTGGCGCCGGCATCAGTCACTTTGCCGAGGGTGGTGCCGTGGCGCCAGCCTTCCCGCGCCAATCTGGCGGCTCGGTGCCAGGCTCCGGCAATCAGGACACCGTGCCGCGCACGCTGGACGCCGGTGCCTTTGTATTGAGACGGGCCGCT